CCGGCACCACCGCGGTGTACAGCGTCAAGGTCACGTCCCGTTAAACCCAGCCCCTTCGGGGGCATACCAAGGAAAGCACCATGAAGATCTGTTTCACAGAGAAGGAAGTCGCGGAGATTGTTCTGGCTTATGTGCAGAAGTTCTTCCCGCAGGCCAATGTGGCCGAGATTAGCCACTACAGCGTGGACTACTGCAGGGTAACGCACGAGGCTCCGGCTGAGCCTGAGGCTGAGTAAGCACAAGGCCCCTAGTGGGCCTTTCCTACTTAAACACTAGGGTATCGACCAGTAGGCAAAGAATCGCTTACACTCTCTTTACTGCACTACGCAGGCAACAAGGAATCAAGATGTTCAAAGTCATCACTGAGTACAAGGGCTGGAGCCAGTCTCTGCCCGTCACCATGACCCGCGAGTTCAGCAGCCGCGAGCAGGCGTTAGACTGGATCTCTGACGAGATCTTCCAAGAGGACACGCTGCGCGTGCGCTGCCCGCAGATGGACATCGAGGAAGTGGGAGAGTTCGCATGAACACGCATCGCACCGGCAACGAGTGGGTTGCAGGCTTGGACCGGAAATGGGGTTTCGGCGCTGACTTTGCGTGCGAAGACATCATCGATGCCCCGTCTTGGATTCCTACGGGATCCTCGAAAGTAGTGGAAGGCTGCGGAGAGCCCGTCGTCTTCCGCCACAACTTCCGCCCAGGCATTTGGGGGAGCGGCAAATATGACTGAGATGAAGATCACGGTTGTCTACGATCCTCCCCCAATCCCGCTGCGCACAATGGACTATGTGGCTTACGAAGATGAGCACAGCGCTAGGGGCGCAACGGCCGGAGAAGCCGTAGAGGCTCTGCTGGAGCAGTTCCCTGAAGAGCCCGACATCGAAGTGATAATCGAGAGATGAACGAACAGCATCAAGCAGTCATCGACTTCTGCAACGAACCCAGGACCGCGGCTGAGATCAGCAAAGTCCTGGGAGTCACGCGCTGGTACACCTATTCGATGTGCCGGCGCAAGTTGCTCAAGAACGTCACACAGGCGCACGGGGAAGCCCGATACGTGGCCGCGGAAGAGATGCCTCCACCGGTCAAACGGAAATCTCGAGCTAAGCAGTGGACGCCTCAAGCAGCTATTGCCCAGGTCAGCAGCATCTGGCACTACGCCGAGCGTATGAAATCCTGACAAAGATGTAGGGACATAGGCACACAGTCCAAGAATCGCTTACACTAGCGTCACTGCAATCAAGCAGGTAACAGAGAAGGAACAGAGAAATGAACAACTACCGCATCAGCAAGGAAGGCAACGAGTGGGCCGTGAGCAACAAGAAGACCGGCCTGATCCTCGTCGCCTTCGACCGCAAGGACCAAGCCGAAGACTATCTGGTGGCACAGCGCCGCGCTGACGAGCAGAGCCAAGTGCTCGGCGACTTCAACCGCGCTGCCCTGATCCGCGAACTGCTGGCTGAACTGGCTTGAGAGGAGCAGATCATGACTGCAATCACCGTTGTGTCAGCTTCGGAATACTCAAACACCTTGGTCTACATGGTGCTGCGTGGCAAAACCACCTATTGGATTCAGTACAGCGGAAAGCTGCCGCCCTACGTCAGCCAGCGGTACTTCTCCAAACTTGGTAGGTCTGGAGAGCGCCGAGTGCCTGATGGCAAGGTACGTGCCAATTTGCTGGCCGCGATTGAGGCGTACAAGGCGCAACCGCTGCGCGAACGTCTCTGCACCCCCATGACTGTTGGCGAGGCTTCTCTTGCTGCCTCTAGCGTCATCTAAGGAGCAAGACCATGCTGTACGGATACATCTCCTCCTTCGACGCCGACAGGCCCGAAACCCCCGAAGTGACCGAACTCAAGTTCGACATCACCCTGAACGCCATCAAGCGTACAGTAGAGTACGACGAAGACGGCGCCTTCATCGTGAAGGCAAACGGCAAGACCGCGGAACGCGATCTCACTGAAGAACAGTGGGACGACCTTGAGCGCGAAGTCCAGAAACGCCTTCGCCCTGACTGGGTTGACTATTGGCTGGCAAACTAAGAATAGAATCAACTCCAGATTAAACGCTGGAGCCAAACATGCCCCTCAAAGCCCTTAAAACGCCTCAGGAGCCACCAAAGCCAAAGACTAAGGCTAAGGTGGCTTCAGCCCTTGCGGTAGCTCCAAAGAAGACAGGACGGCCCTCTAAGTACACACCAGAGATAGCCAAGCAAATGTGCGAGATGCTCGCAGATGGAGTGCCACTCAGAGAAATCTGCAGGCGGGAAGGCTTCCCAGCTTGGCAAACAGTTTACGACTGGATGTGGCGAGATGATTTGTTGGGTGAGGGCGGCGCCGGTCTTTCCGTAGCCATCGCACGGGCTCGTGAAGTCGGCCAGGACGCTATTGCCGAGGAGATCTGGCTGGACATGAACCAGCAGCCTGAGCGCATCCTCTCGGAGGGCGGCGGCCGGGTGGACTCAGGCTATGTGCAGTGGCAGAAGGCTAAGGCTGAGATCGGGCTGAAGCTGCTGGCCAAGTGGAACCCTAAGCGCTACGGTGACCGCGTGCAACTGGCTGGTGACGCTGATAGCCCGTTGAAGATCGAGGCTGAAGTGACCGCCGACAAGCTACTCCAGGCCTTGCTGACCAACGCAGAGTTGAAGAAGAAGGCTAACGACTCCGTGTAAGAACCTCTTTTGGTCTCGGAAAACACGGGCTGAGACCACCAAGCGTGCAATAATCCATTGATCGTTGTGTAGTTTCTTGCTACATTCTTGTGATGCCGAACTGCCGCACCTGCCATTACTCCTTTCAGGATCCTGCGCTGGTGCTGCGGTGCCGGTACTTCAACCGCATCTGCTACCAGCCGTGCGACTTGTACATCTACGAACCGGGGGCACTAGCATGAGAGCTAGGAATAACTGATGGACAACAGGATCACTGTGCCCCAGGTAGCCCGCTTGATGGGCGTAGTGCTGGACAACCGCACTTCCTGGGCGGTGGGCTCAGAGATGGCTCACCAGTACCAGCAGGAGTTCGGTGAGAACCCGCCGAAGGACAACCGGCCGAAGACCAATGGCGGTGGCTCTCACTGCTTCGCGCTGTACCCAGTCAAGTGGGAGCAGAAGATCCGCGACGTCATCGAGTCACATCTCGAGCAGCAGGCTCGGCAGGACAGCCTGTTCGAATGACTGACTTAGCAGAGGCGTTCAGAGACCCTCAGGTACTGGCCAGCCTCAAGTCCCTGCCCGTAGAGAAGCGCTTAGCCTATCTCTGGCGGGCCACCTGGGTGCAGACGGCACACAAGCATCAGATCGTCCCGTCAGGCGACTGGTGGAGCGTCTGGCTCATGCTGGCCGGCCGCGGCGCAGGCAAGACACGCACGGCCGCAGAGCAGATCGGCTGGTGGGCCTGGACGGAGCCCGAGACCCGCTGGCTGGTAGCAGCCCCCACTAGCGCTGACGTCCGTGGCACCTGCTTCGAGGGCGACTCAGGCCTGCTGAGCGTCATCCCGAAGGAGTTGGTGGCGGACTACAACAAGGCGTACCACGAGCTACGGCTGACCAACGGGAGCCTGATCAAGGGCATCCCTGCCAGTGAGCCTGAGCGCTTCCGGGGGCCGCAGTTCCACGGGGCTTGGTGCGATGAGCTAGCAGCCTGGGAGTACATCCAGGAGGCCTGGGACCAGATCCAGTTCGGGGTCCGGCTGGGCCAGAAGACCAGGACGATCATCACGACTACCCCGCGGCCGAAGGATCTGATCCTCGAGTTGATCGGCCGGGAAGGCGACGACGTAGTGATGACGACCGCCTCCACATACGAGAACCTGGGCAACCTGTCGGAGAACTTCAGGAAGCAGATCCTGCAGTACGAGGGGACGAAGCTCGGCAGGCAGGAGATCTACGCTGAGATCATCGACCCTGAGGACGGGGGGATTGTCAGGCGGGACTGGTTCAAGCTCTGGCCTGCTGGGCGGGCGTTCCCGAAGTTCGAGTACATCGTGCAGAGCTATGACTGCGCGACGTCAGAGAAGGCGATCAATGACCCGACTGCCTCGAGCACCTGGGGAGTGTTCAAGCCGCAGGATGGCCCGATGAGCGTGATGCTGATCGACTGCTGGAACGAGCGGATGCAGTACCCGGATCTGCGGCCGAAGGTTATCGAGGAGTACGACACCATCTTTGGAGAGGGCAAGGAGAAGAAGCGGGTGGACTTGATCCTGATCGAGGACAAGTCGGCCGGCATCAGTCTGATCCAGGATCTGCAGAGAGCGCACCTTCCTGTGCGGGGGTACAACCCTGGCAAGGCAGACAAGGTCCAGCGGTTGAACATCGTCTCGAACATCATTGCCCGCGGCAGGGTGTGGATCCCTGAGAGCGATCGTCGGAAGGGTTACGTGAAGGACTGGGCTGAGGGGTTTGTGTCGCAGATGTGCGCCTTCCCTGAGACGACTCACGATGACTACGTAGACACCTGCACGCAGGCTTTGAGGTTCCTGAGGGATGCAGGGTGGTTGGAGATTGATCCTCCACCTGAGGATGACTACGACGAGGACGACTACGTAGACAGTGGCAAGACCAAACGAGAGAACCCATACGCGCAATGAAGTACATATTCAGTATTGGTGTATTTGGGAATAATCCCAGGTATATATATGGTGCGTATAAGCAGTATGAGTTAGCTCAGAGATATTACCCTGGCTGGGAGTTTCGAGTATATATTGATGATGCCAGCAGGATTAACTTACCTAGGGCGACGGTCATAGAGGTCAAGGACAACTCTGATGGTACGTTCTGGAGGTTCTTCCCTTGGTTTGAGTCTGGTCTAAACGTGACGATCTGCCGGGATGCTGATAGCAGGATTACGGCTAGAGAGGCGATGGCCACGTATGAGTGGTTGGCCTCTGACAAGATGTTCCATATCATGAAGGATCACCCTACGCATAGGCCGATACCAATCCTTGCGGGGATGTGTGGGATGAAGGGCCAGTTAGATTCAGGTGTGGGGACTAAGCTACTGGCCAGGATGCTGGTTCGCAAAGAGTACGGCGCTGATCAGGATTTTCTTGCCAATGTGGTGTATCCGGTTGTCAAGCACAGTTGCATGGAGCACGAGTTTGATACTGGTTGGTTTGGAGTATCAAGGAATCATTTGTATAACCGGTATGAGTGGGTAGGTAACGGGTTTGACGAGAATGAGTTACCGATATATCCGCCTACTGCTGAAGAGCGTAATGGGTATGACCGTTTCAAGTTGCCGGAGTCGGCTAAGTTCTGTGGGTATTACAAATGAAGTACATTATCTCTAAGGGTTTTGAGGGGTTCTGTGACAGGCTGCAATGCTTGTCTGATTGCCTTACTACCTCCATCAAGTACAACAGGACGCTGGTCGTTGACTGGAACGACAGGATCTGGAAGGAGGGGTTCTACCGGTACTTCTGGTTTGAGGGCTTGCCAGAACCTTCTGTAGTGGAGGGGGCGATCTGGCCTGAGTGGTGGAAGGAGGCGCTTGCAAAGCCTGCGGGGGACTGGATCTACAAGCTACGGGATGAGTTGACGTTCAACCTTGAGAAGGCTGACCCGTATGCGGGGGTGTGGGTGCATCCTGGGATAGGGCTGAGAACGTACAACTTCGGTGTCTTGGCGAAGCATTGGAGGCTGACGGATGACTGTAAGGAGCACGTTCTGGAGCATTTGAAGGGGGTTCCTGACCTTCCTGTGGTTCACCTGAGGGGTACGGACAGGGAGTTCAAAGAGGAGCGCTTTGAGGAGCTTGTGGCAAAGGTGCCACGGGCTGCAGTGGTGTCAGATGATGAGGGGCTGGTGAAGAGGTGGATGGAGCGGTGCCCTGAGTCTGTAGTGGTGACCAAGAGGTTTGTGTCAGACAAGGTTGGCGGACACCGGCTAAATGAGTGGCAGCTACCTAAGGGGCTGACCAAGCACCAGATGAACCTTGACCTGATTGCGGACTTCATGACGTTGGCATGTGCGCAGGAGGCGCATGGGCTGAACGAGGAGAGCCTGTTCTGCAAGATGGCGGTGCTGTTTGGCAAATGCGGCGGGCCAGAGGCGATGGGGCTCAAGAAGCGTCCGCAAGTGAACGCTTGACGCTCATGCGGCAGGTATGAAGTAACGCAGATGGACTTGACATCTGTGACGGCTTATGATCCGCCTACTGAAAGGTTGATGAAGACCGTGAGAAGGCCGCTGTTCGCTTTGTCCCAAGGCAAATGTTCATAAGTTGATCATGGAGGCTTAAAATGGCAGGACCGTTGTTTGCTGTGGGGCGGGCGCTGCTGGGCAGCCAGCTCACCCAGCCGATAATGAATGAGATGGCGGTTCGCGGGTTGAGTAGCGGAACGCTGAGTCCGGAAGTGGCGCAGTTGCTGTACAGCAACCGCACTCTGGGCGAGCAGCTCGCCAGCAGCGTTGAGCCGCTGGGGCGGCTGCTGGGGTTCCTGCCCGAGGAGCGACCCAACTACAACCTGCCCGACGACTACAGCGTGGGTCCGCAGGGCGAAATTTACAACTTGGCCGGTGACCGCATGGTTACGGGCGAAGGCGTGACGGGGTTCCAGCCCGTAGCGCAATACGGGGAGTACGGGTTTCAAGAGCCTTTGCCGCTCGATCAGCTGCCGTTGCCGCTCGATCAGCCGTTGCCGCCGCCGCCTGGGGCGGGGTCCGGCTTTTTTGTGCCTGCTGCGGAGGGGCTGCTCAGCCTACAGCAACCGTCGCAGGAAGATGAACAAGAACGGCGCCGCAGGGAATGGCAGGATGCAACCGGAGGTGCTCATGGAGGTGTTGTTGCAAACGGGGTAATAGCGCAACGTAAAAGCCAGCAAGGCTACGCTAAAGGCGGTTTTGTACAGAACACAGAAGGCCGATCTATAGCAGACGACAAATACCTAGAGCGACTGAGTCAATTGCGCCCTCAGGCGGGACGAAGACCTAAGCGGCCGGCAAAGCCAGCGCTGCTGGATATCCCTGCTGACCCATCCTTGTCTGTGCCGCCCCTTGCTGGGCCAAGGCGTCGACCTGAGGCCGAGGCTTCGATGACTGCGCTGCCAGAGCCTTCAATGGCGCAGAGGCACGCCCGAAGCCTTGAGCGGTATTTCACTCCCAAGATGGGTGGTCCGCAGTCCAGGGCTGTATCACAGACTTTACTAGGTGGCGATGCGAGTATGCTGCCTTTTGGCATTGGCCTTCAGGAGTTTGTGCCGCTCTCCCCGTATGTGGCGGAGCAAGCTGGTTCCATGATCAGGGAGGGGATTGAAACTGATAGCCCGATGACATCGGCGCTGGGGGCGGGCCTGGGCGTTTTGCAGGCGCTTCCTGTGGCTAAGCCGATGGCTCGAGGCGCGGAGCGGATGGCGAACATGGCGGTGCCTGCGATGGCAAGGCCGTTCACTAATGTTCCGTTGACGATTGAGGCGGTTAGCCCGGTGCTGGGCCAGAAGGGTTCTCGAGCGTTCAAAGAAGGCATGACGCAAGAGTTGATCGGCCCTGGCGGCGCGTATGACATGGGCACGATGGGTGGCCAGCGCACTACGCAGATGCCTGGGCAGGGCGTGTACCGGAACGTGGCTGGTGTGCTTGAGACCAACCCGATGCAGGTTGTGTACGTTCCTGGTATCAGGGACATCTCCAAGAGCCCGCAGTTGACGCAGGATGTGGCCAGTGCTGGTTCTGCGCTGGAGCAAGAGGCGATGGCTGGCATCCGGTTCTTGCCGATGGCCACCAACCGTGCTGAGGACTCTTCTGCGATGCTGATTCGGCCGAAGAAGGGTCAGCTATCTCCTGAGGAGATCATCGCGTTGTCTGACCGCCTGGGAAGCTCTATGGTGGTGTCGCACAACCCGCGGTTGGGTGGGGTTGTGGTGGTGCCGTTTGGCGAGGTCAAGCGCGGCAACATTCCTACGGAGTTCATCCAGGCGCAGTCTGCTGCCAACGACATTCTTGGCAAGAAGGCCAATGTTCAGTACGGTGTGGCGGACATGACCAAAGACCGGCTGTTCATGGAGAAGCCGGATTACGCGAGCTATGGATCAAGGCCAGCCGACCCTGAGTTTGAAAAGTATCGGGATGAGTTGAAGTACCTGGAGAGCCGGATGTTTGGTTCTGGCCCTGAAGGAGGAGTTCAATCCTGGTCTAGGGGACCGGCGTACCCGACCACCGTAGTAGGCCGAGGAGAAGGATGGCAACCAGCCAACCTAGCCACAGAAGAGTACGGCCGGGTGTTCCCAAGTTTCCGGCAGGCTGATGAGGAACGAGATGTGATGCTGCAGGACTGGCAGCGGTCGATGCCTGGAAGAGTGCGCGATACAATGCGTTGAGGCTTGATGCGAACTGGCGAGCTTCTTCTTGAGTCTTGAACCGACCAAAGATGCCGCCTGGACTGTCCAGACCTCCATGTACAACGATGATGTCCTCGCCATCCTGCGCCGTACCGAAGGGGTACAGCATCTCAACGGGAAGCGGCGTGAATGGCTTGTAGTAGAGCATCCTCGCATGCTTACATAATCTAACCCGCCCGTCAACGGAGTGAGGCATGGCAGACGAGATTGGTGCGGCATTTGTATACCCTTCATCTGGGCGCAGGCCTGAGAGGCTGAACAAGAGCCGAGATGTGAATGCCCCATTACAGTTGGCTAGAGGTTGGACTGCTGGTCTGCTGGGGTTACCCGGCGATATCGAGGGTCTGGGGCGGATGCTGGTGAATCTGGCGCCTGCCGGGCGGGAGCACGAGCGCGTCACGGGGCGGAGTTTTGTGGATAAAACGCCCGCGTTGCCCACCAGTGATTTTTACCGCGAGTGGCTGCCCGGGTACGATCCCGCACCGGCGGCGAAGGCCTTCAGCGGGCTTGGGGCGCTTACTGGAGGCATGGGTGCAACCAAGGTAGCTGGCGCTGGTATCAAGGGCGCCAAGGCCGCAGGAAGGGCTCTGGGGCCGAAGGCTGCTGAGATGGCAGAGGGCTACCTGCTGAAGAGTGGTCTGGCCCCGTCTGTGATCAAGCCCAAGGGTGGCAACTGGTTGGCCGGCAGTGTGGAAGGTGGTGTGGAGCGGTTGAAAGTTATGCCTGACCCACCATACATGCCGTACAACCAGGAAGAGCTTCAGCAGGCCGCGGCCCGCGGTTTCGGCCCGCGTGATCCAGAAACCGGCTTGATGCCTGCTCCCGTGAGCGCCGAGAACGCCGCCCTCAACCACTGGATTGACACCAAGCTCAACAAGTACATCAAGAACGAGATGGGTACACCGGAAGACCCGGTGAGGGCTTTGGCTGAGCGTGGTGTTACTCACCTGCCTGAAGGTAATTTGGAAAGGGCGGCTGAGTGGACTCCTGATACTCTTGGCGGCCGACGTAGGGCTGCTGGTTTCCCAAAAGAGGGTTATGCGACTACGCCCGCTGGGCAAGGATGGGAGCAGCTTGCGGATGAGGCAATCCACAATATGCCTGCGAGTGAGCGTATCAAGCAGCGACCTGCTGGGTATCAAGATGAGGATACATGGTTAGATAAAGTCCCACCGGAAACCATGACCTATGGCGTATACAGAGGGATTGCTGAGGGCGATGAGCTTGGTCTACCGCACCTCATTGACGAACTGCGCAACGCAACTAACCCCAACTCTGATCTACCAGCTAATCTCCGGTGGAAGCCCGAAGACCTGAAGAAGGTCACAGTCCCCCAGGCTGTAGAGCGTGTTGCCAAGATCAACGAGTACCGTGCTGCTCAGATGGCTGCGGCTCAGAAGGCCGCCCGAGAGGGCATCCCGCTTCACAAAGAGTATGAGGGGGGCTTCCAATGGATGGCCGCACCTGATACCGCAATTGATCCCAAATCTCTTCAATACATCAAAGATGTCGGGTGCGAGAGCGGGTGGTGTACGCAAGGCGAAGGTCTTGCCAAGAAATACGGCGGAGATGAGGGCAGGCTTTATGTGCTGCACGATCCTGCTGGCAAGCCGGTTGTTCAAATTTCAGTCAAGACTACAAAGCGGGAATTGCCTGAACGAGAGATTCCTTGGGAAGTTACAACTGAACTCAAAGAAAGCGCTGAACAGAGGGCAAGGGCGATTGGTGAGCAAAAAGGGTTTGGCCCTTACAGTGATGAAGTATCACTGCTTCAGTCTGAGCTATATCACGAAGACTTGTTTCAATGGAGATCCAAAAATCCACAAGTCTCAACTGAAATCTTGGAGATTAAAGGCAGGCAGAACGGCGCACCAAAGGAAGAATACTTGCCGATGGTGCAAGACTTTGTTCGCAGTGGTAACTGGAGCAGAGTTGGGGATTTACACAACACTCAACTGATCGCTGTTGATCCGGGGTCAGAGCTTGCGAATGCCTTGCAGACTGCAGGAAAAAAAGTACCGCAGTATGTAACCCAAGATGAGCTTACAAAACTGTTAACTTGGAAGCGTGGGGAGGGCGATGTTCCGCAAGGCTTTGCCAAAGGCGGCTTCGTACAAGATACCGAATCCCAGCTTCCAATGCTCGATGAGATGCGTCTGGAGATGATGGATCGCGGATACGCTGCTGGAGGTCTTGCTACGGCTCTCAAGGCTGCTACCAAGGCGCATCCCGTGCGGCAAGGAAGTTTGCAAGAGACCATAACCAACATCAACAAGAAGTTGGCCGATGACGCTGCCGCCAACAAGACTAAGCCGATTGCCTCGGCGGCTGTCGTCAACTCCACCGTTTCCAGGTCTGCTGACAAGATTGCCAAAGCTAATCCAAAACTCTCGGAGGCTGAGGTTGCAAAGAAAGCGGAGAGGGATGCTCTTGCTAAGCTCAAGTGGGAACGTCAAGAGAGGCCCGGGCTTGAGAAGACCTACGGTGAACTGGAGAAGAGCAGTTACCAGGATCCTCGTGCCAAACGGCTTCGCAACGTGCCTGAAGTGGTGGAGGAGCGTGCTCGCAAGGCAGAAGAGTTCCTGGCACAGCCTGTAGAGCCCTGGAAGCCTCCAGAGTCAGGGCTACAAGCCTTTGATCGATCGCTTATTAAAGATGCCCTGGAGGGCTTTCCTGGCGTGGAACAGACTCGGTTCCCCAGGTATCAGCCGGCGCGTGCAGATTTAAGCTACATCGATGAGATCTATAACGATCCGCGCAACCGTGCTTTGATTGAACAGCAGATCAAGCGAGGCCTTCCGCTAGGGGGCGAGACGTTCTACGCCAGCCTGTATCCGCTGAAGGTTGCGACAATGGAACGTGGGATGCCGGCGTCCAAGTTTGAGCAGTTTGTGTATGAGACTGCTCCGGCTAGCGCCAGAAACTCGATTATGAACGAGATGGCCGTAGGTCAGTTCTTAAGAGATATGAAGGCTCGCGGATTGCCGCTGGATGAAGATACTGTGACGCAAGAAATGGCCAAGTTTAAGAGCCAGTATGGAACTGGCTTGCCTTTAATGCCGGTCCACCGTGAAGGCGTGCGACAGGTCATTGAAGGCCCGCAAAACCTACGCGAGATGGTGAAGGCTGACATCCCCACCAATTACAAGATCCCGACGTACGGGACGCAGAAGGCTGGAGATTTTGGCAAGAGTATGGTGCTGGATGTCCATGAGTCTGCTGGGCAAACTCAAGCCAGCAGGTACCACCCGTACTTTACTGAGCAGGGTGGGTTTGGACCGACTGAGTACGGATTGGCTGAGGGCAAGATGCTGGACATCGCTCAAGGCCTTGGTATCCCAGGCGGTATGGCTCAAGCGGGCAGATGGTTTGGTGGTGGAGAGTTGACCGGCCTGAAGTCGCCTCGTGGGGACGCGTTGGATCTGTTGGAAAAGCAGGCTGCATACACCATGCAAGGCATGGGTATCAACCCAACCCCGCAGAACGTGCGCAAGTACCTGCTGGACATGATTGAGAGTGGTGAAGGAGTGTTGATGCCATACTTCAAGTCTGAAGGTATGCCGGACTATCGCGTGAAGAAGAAAGAAGGTGGCCTAGTCACACTTGAAGGCGCAGAGGACTTTGCCAAGCAGATCATGACGAAGATTGCCAACAACCCAATGAGTGCAGCAGATGGCCACAGAATTCCCGATTGACCAAGAGTTTGGACGCTTTGTTGGGCCTGACTCGGCCAACCAAGAAGAAGAGGAGCCGGTAGAGGTCGAGTTGGATCTCGAGGAGTCCGACATTGAGGAGCTTCCTGATGGCTCGGCGATTGTGAAGATGCCCAGCAAGGGGCCGATGGAGGATGAGGACTTCTATCAGAACCTTGCAGACAGTGACGACATCAATCCGCTGGATCTGGGCACGCTGGCCATGCGGTACATAGAACTGGTCGAGAAGGACCAGGAGGCTCGCAAGCAGCGCGACAAGCAGTACGAAGAGGGCATTCGACGCACCGGTCTGGGCAACGATGCGCCTGGGGGAGCCAATTTCCAGGGTGCTTCGAAGGTAGTCCACCCGGTGATGGCTGAAGCGTGCGTGGACTTTGCTGCGCGGGCGTTCAAGGAGATGTTCCCGCCTGATGGGCCTACCAAGACCAAGATTCTTGGTGATGTTGACGAGGAAAAGCTGCAGATTGCCGAGCGCAAACGCGACTTCATGAACTGGCAATTGACTGACCAGATCGAGGAGTTCGCTGACGAGCAAGAGCAGATGCTCACTCAACTGCCTTTGGGTGGTTCGCAGTACCTGAAGCTCTGGTACGACGAAAAGAAGAAGCGCCCCTGTGCGCAATTCTTGCCGATCGATGATGTGATCTTGCCGTTTGCCACGGCCAACTTCTACACGGCACAGCGTGTGACGGAGATGGATGACATCTCTGACTACGAGTTCAAGCGCCGGATCAAATCAGGCCTGTACAAGGACACCACGTTCATCCGGGCAACGATGGATCCGGAGCCTACGGGGTCTCAAAAGGCCAGCGACAAGATCGAAGGACGGTCAGAGAACGACAACGAAGACGGCGTGAGGCGCGTCTACCACATCTATACGTGGTTGGAGCTTGAAGATGATCCCAGGACGAAGGGCGAGATGGCTCCTTACATCCTGATGATCGATAAGCTGGACTCCGAGGTGATCGGTTTGTACCGAAACTGGGAGGAAGGCGATGAAACAATGACCAAGTTGAACTGGATCATTGAGTTCAAGTTCATTCCTTGGCGTGGAGCATATGGTGTAGGCCTGCCGCACCTCATTGGAGGCCTCTCAGCGGCCGCTACAGGCGCTTTGCGGGCGCTCCTGGACTCTGCCCACATCAACAACGCTGCAACGCTCCTGAAGTTGAAGGGCGCAAAGGTCTCTGGGCAGTCTCAGCAGGTCGAAGTCACGCAGGTTGCCGAGATTGAAGCGGCGCCTGGGGTTGATGACGTGCGCAAACTGGCTATGCCGATGCCGTTCAACCCGCCGAGCCCGGTACTTTTCGAGCTTTTGGGCTGGTTGACCAACGCGGCCAAGGGTGTGGTGACCACTGCAGAGGAAAAGATCGCTGATGTAGGCCAAAACACGCCTGTTGGCACGACTCAAGCGCTGATTGAGCAGGGCGCCGCGGTGTTTTCCGCCATCCATGCCCGTTTGCACAAGTCCCAGGCCCGTGTTTTGCAGGTTTTGCAGCGTATCAACCGCTGGTACGTTGATGACATGCGCCGCGGTGAGGTTGTAGAAGACCTCGACATCAAGAAAGAGGACTTTGCTCGGATCACAGACGTGATTCCGGTGTCTGACCCGCACATTTTTAGCGAAACGCAGCGGATGGCGCAGACCCAGGCGGTCATGGCCATGATGAAGGACAACCCTGACCTGTTTAACAGGAAAGTGGTCATCCAGCGCTTTCTCAAGCAGATCAAAGTTCCCGGTATCAACGAATTGATGCCTGACACGCCTGCTCCTGAGAAAACTGACGCTGCAAACGAGAACGTGTCAATGTGTATTGGCCAAGCGGCGTTTGCATACCCTGAACAAGACCATCTGGGCCATATTCAGGCGCATTTGGACTTTGCTAAAAACCCAGTGTTTGGTCAAAACCCAGTCATTGCACCTAATTTCTTGCCGAAAGCTGTCGAACACATCAAACAGCACCTTGTATTGTGGTATCTTGGCAGGATGAACGAATACGTTGATCGCGCTGTTGGGCGAAAGATTGATCCGTATGACCTGATGGCTGATCCTAAGAATTTGGATCGATTGTTCGCAACAGCATCTCAACACGTACTGATGGACACCGAGGAGACCTTAAGTGGGATCATGCCGGTGATTAAGCAGATGGTGAAGGCGCTCGAGCAATACAAGCCCAAGCCTGATATGACGCCGGATGCACAGGTGTTGCTGCAGACCAGCATGGCCGAGACTGAGCGTCGTAAGGCACGGGATCAGGCAGAACTGCAATTGCAAGGCAACAAGTTGGCCGCGGATATCCAGATGGAGATGAAGAAGCTCCAAGATCAGCAGGCTATGGAGATGGAAGGTTTGCAATTGAAATATGCAATTGCTGCAGGCGACAACGAACTCAAAGAGCGCATCGAAGCTGCCCGCCTGACCAGGGACGCAGCTCGATTGAAGCAAGACCAGGATAGTTTGATCCTGGAGTATTCCCCTTTAGGAGCAAAACATGGCTACCAGTGACAAGGAACAGCAGAGCGTTCTCGTGCCTCAGCACAAGCGGATGGCGCAGGGCGCTCCCATCTCGGGCCAGACTCTTGAGAACAAGAGTCAGAAGAATACGGGAGGCGCTCTATCGCAAGCTAAGAAATCCAAGTGAAGACCATCGGAGATCTGATCGGCGGAATCAAGGCTAGGCAGGCTGAAATAGCCGCGTCCCTCGCTGCTGGCCATGCAGCGAACTGGGAGTCTTACAACCGCGTGGTCGGTCATAACCAGGGGCTCCAAGAGGCGTTGGATATCCTGAACGAATTGATGAAAGAACCTGATGAACATGAACGAACCGGAAGTCGCTAACGCGACTGAATTAGCTTGGTCATTTCCGAGCGTGGACCCCGGTGCGAAACCTCTAGGCGGACGAATCCTTGTGCAACTCCGCCGCACGAAGCAGAGGGCTACAAGCGCTGGAATCATCCTGGTCCACGAGACCAAGGAAACCGAGAAGTGGCAGAACATGGTGGCCAAGGTGATCGAGATCGGTCCCCTGGCGTTCAAGCACCGAGACACGATGCTGGCGTGGCCTGAGGGCTCCTGGTGCGTGGCTGGTGACTACATCCGTGTTCCGAAGTGGGGTGGCGATCGCTGGGAAGTCAAAGTCCCTGGCGAAGACGACATGGACGACCCCGCACTCTTCATGATCTTGAACGACCACGAAGTGATCGCCAAGGTTACGGGCAACCCGCTTGAGATGAAGGCCTTCCTATGAGCACAGAACCGAACAAAGACGACGACATAACTGTCGTTGAGGAGAAAGACGGCTCCGTAACCGTCGAGATGTCCGAGGATCTTGTCCCCGATACGGGCAATGACGCCGAGGAACAAGCGTCTGGCGATGATCAGGACGCTCCTGGTGACTCTGATGCAGTCCGAGAGGCAAGGCGCAACAGGCGCAAGGCCAAGAAGGAGTACATCAAGCGCACCAACGAGGAGAAGGACTCTCGCCTGCAGTCGTTGCAGCGTCAGAACGAAGAACTGATGCGACGGCTGTCCCAGGTTGAGCGCAAGACTGTCGAGTCTGACATCCATCGTCTGGACAAGATGATGGAAGACGAGGAGTTGAAGGCGCGTTACTGGGAGACCAAGCGCAAAGACGCCTTCACCAGCCGAGACGCAGACGCCTTCTCAAAGGCTGAAGAGGCTCTAGCCCAAGCCAAGCAGCGCCTGTATCAGATGAACGCTGCCAAGCAGAAGTTCTCTGAAGGCGCTCAAGAGCCCAGTGTCGATCCCAAGGTTGTGCGCCGTGCCAAAGACTGGATGGACCGCAACGACTGGTACGACCCTGAAGGCAATGACGAAGACAGTCAAATTGCCAAGATCATTGACAAGAAACTCACTGATGAGGGTTTGGACCCGACGTCAGAGGATTATTGGGATGAGTTTGACACTCGCTTGCAAAAGCGTTTGCCACATCTGTATACTCGACAACAAGGGAGATCCGAAAGGAGGCCCCGGTCGCTTGTTACTGGATCAGCGCGTGAGTCATATGGTGGTGGAGGTACTGTCAATTTGCGGTTGGAACCTGAACAGGTTCGAGCCATGAAGGACGCAGGCTTCTGGGACGACAAAGTCAAACGAGCCAAGATGATCAAGCGCTACGCTGAAGCAGCCCGCAACAACCGGAGTTAACCAAATGGATTCTCGTCTCAAGAAATCTCTGACCGCAGGTGGCCGCGAAACTCGTGCTAGCGAGGACGCTACCCGCCGTGCCCCAGAAGAAAAGTTCATGTCAACGCAGGAACGTCGCAAGATGTGGAGCGATGAGTGGACACAAAGTGCGCTACCGAAACTTCCGGAAATGCCCGGATGGCACCTTTGCTGGTTATCGACCACCAACAGCTACGACAGCATTGATAAGCGGATGCGACTTGGGTACGTTCCCGTGCGAGCGGATGAGTTCCCTGGTTTTGACAACTACCGTATCAAGGCTGGCGAAGACGTCGGATTCCTCGCTTGCAACGAGATGCGCCTGTACAAGATCCCTATGGATATTTATCAGGACATCATGCTGCAGATGCACCATGAGATGCCCAACGACGAGGCGGAAAAGATCCGCGTCCAAGTTGAGAATCTGCAGGGAGCACGAGATTCCAACGGCAAGAGCTTGGGGCGTGTTGAGGGCGAAGGCTTCGGTGAATTTGATCGAACTGTTGAAGCTCCCGTATTCCACGGGTAAGGAGTCCACATGCCTTCTACTGCTGCACCGTTCGGCCTGCGTCCTGCGTTCCATCCCTCCGGTCTGGATCGCGCTCAAGCGTTGGCGAACGGCATTCAAGCCGTTTCCACTTCTGGAAACGTTTCTGCTGGTTATGCAACCACCATTCTCAAGGGTCAAGCGGTCAAGATGAACACCGCTGGCTACATTGAGATTGCTGCTGCAACCGGCCCTTTGCTCGGCGCCTTCGCGGGTGTTGAGTGGACTGACTCTACGGGGCGCCGTCGAGTGAGCAACTATTGGCCTGCGAGCGAATCTTTCCTCGTTGGTTCGGTTGTCGCTTACTTCTACAGCGACCGGGAAATCGTGTACGAGATCCAATCGGATGGAACTCTGGCGCAAACGTCAATTGGTGACCAAGCGAACCTGAGCAACCATACCGCAGGGTCTACGACGACGGGTCTGTCGCAAGCCACGATCTCGTCTTCGTTGGTCGGTGCAAACGGCGAAGCGCAACTGCGCATCGTTGACATCGCCCCGTATCCGGACAATGCCTGGGGCGACTCGTTCGTCACCGTGCGTGTTCAGATCGCGGAACATCAGTACAACGTCGTGCGCGTGTCGGGAACCGACTACACGCCGATCGCTATTTAAGGAGGGCTAAGCCATGGCAGCCCCGATGCGCAGTACAGACTTTCGTTCAATCGTTGAGCCTATCCTCAACGAGTGTTTCGATGGAGTCTACGACCAACGGACCGACGAATGGTCTCGCGTCTTCCGTGAACAGGACGGCATTCCTCGCAACTACCACGAAGAGCCGGTGCTCTACGGGTTTGGCGCGGCTCCTCAACTGCCGGACGGCACGCCTGTGTCGTACCAGCAGGGTGGCGTGCTCTTCCTGAAGCGCTACGTCTACAACGTGTACGGTCTGGCGTTTGCGCTGACCAAGGTGCTCGTGGAAGACGGCGACCACATCCGGATCGGTCAGGTGTATGCCCGCCACCTTGCTCAATCTCTGATTGAGACCAAGGAGACGTTGTCTGCGAACGTTCTGAACCGCGCCTTCAACTCGTCCTACCCGGGCGGTGATGGCGTGCAACTGAACAGCACTTCGCACCCGATCGTCAACGGCACCTTCAGCAACCTGCTGTCCACTGCGGCCAATCTGTCGCAGACCTCGCTTGAGCAGATGCTCATCCAGGTGCGTCAGGCTGTGGACAACAACGGCAAGCGGATTCGTCTGGTGCCCCGCCAACTGGTGGTGGCTCCTGGCAACGTTTTCCAGGCCGAAGTGTTGCTGAAGTCTGTTCTGCGGACTGGCACCGCCAACAACGACATCAACCCGATCAAGTCGATTGGTTTGCTGGACGAAGGTGCCGCGGTCATCAGCCGTTTGACTTCGTCTACGGCGTGGTGGGTTCAGACCGACGCTCCGGAAGGCATGAAGCTCCTGATGCGCCGCAAGCTGGAGAAGACGATGGAAGGTGACTTCGAAACTGACTCGATGCGCTACAAGGCCACCGAGCGTTACGACGTCGGCTTCACCGATCCTCGCGCCATGTACGGCACGCCGGGAGTCTAAATCTCAGAGGGGGCTTCGGCCCCCGCTCTACAGGAGATCGAGATGAGTAATTTCATCATTACTCGGTTCCCGAATGGCGTTACCAATGTTGGTGAGGATTCCCCCCTTGCTGACATGGGTCAACCCGCGGCGACCAAGTTTCATACGTACTTCGAGGATTTTGACTATTACAACGCAGGAAATTGGACGGTAACGGAGACTCAAGCCGGTGCCACCCAAGCTAAGACGAACGGTGATGGTGGTCTTCTTCTTCTAACCAACACCGCGGCCGATGATGATCTGGTTGCGATGCAAAAGGTAGGCGAGTCTTTCTTGTTCGCCGCTGGCAAGCGGCTGTTCTTTGAAGCTCGCTTCAAGGTCAGCGATGCCACCCAGTCGGATGTTGTGATGGGTCTTCAGATCACTGATGCAACTCCCTTGGATGTGTCGGATGGCGTGTTCTTCATTAAGGCTGACGGGTCGACTACGGTCAACCTGCTGGTTGAAAAGAACGGAACCGCTACGACGAGCAGCGTGACGACTCTGGCCAACGACACCTTCATTACCCTCGGGTTTGCCTATGATGGTGCGTCAGCGATTGAGTATTCGGTTAACGGCGTAGTGGCGGGTTCTTCAGTGACCACGAACCTGCCCGATGACGAAGACCTGACGGTTTCGTTTGCGATCCAGAATGGCGAGGCTGTTGCCAAGACCATGACGATTGACTACATCTTCGTTGCGAAGGAGCGTTAATCATGGGTCAATTCAAGCCGATGGTGAAGATGACCACCACTGAGCCCTCAGTCGAACTGAAGCTCAAGAGTGGTGGCGCGGTGGAGAAGAAGATGCAGATGGGTGGGGCGCTTGCCGCTACGCCTGCTGCTGGTCCTGCTATGCGTGCTCCGGCTCGCGGTGGGATGATGCCTGCTGCAGCGCCTGGGAAGCCTTCTATGGCTGCTCGACGCCGTGCGATGAAGGCTATGCCTGCTGGCGCTGCTCCCGCGGCTCCTGTGGGCATGGCTGGTCGCATGATGAAAGATGGTGGCGAGGCTACTAGCCTGAAGGCTCACGCCGGCATGCCTGCGTCCAAGGCCCACAAGGGCTTGAAGACGGGTGGCGTGGTGGATGGGCAAGGCGGCTACAAGTCTGGCGGCATCATCAAGTCCAAGGTCGGCAAAACCACCAAGATGGACACTGCAAAGCCTGATCATTCACCGGCCAAGACTGGCGATGTGAAGATGGGCAATGGCGGTGGTTACAAAGATGGCGGTATGGCCTGCGCTACTGGTGGCGTCATCAAGGCAAATGGTGGCGGCTACAAGAAAGGTGGCGCAGCAAAAAAAGCCTACGCCACGGGGGGGCTTGTTGACTCAGGCCGTCCCGTGGCGATGCCTCAAGGAGCGAAGAAGCCTTCGAAGCCTGTAAGCATCAATCAACTGTCAGGCACCTTCAAAAAGGGTGGGGCGGTGATGATGAAAGGGGGCGGCAAGGCTGATGTTCCTCCCAAGGGTGTTGAGGATACGATTCAGACTGCACGAAACGAACGGGACTACAAGGCCTGGGAGAAGAGTCAGGCTGAAGAGAACAAGGCCGCGGCGCAAGGCGTTGGTAGCATGTTCTCGTCAATTCCTCGTAAGCTGAAGGAAATCTTCTCGCCAGCGAAGGCGGCTAGTGCGCCTGGGTCAGTGACAAAGACTGAAAAGTCTGTAACAGTCACTCCAAAGAAGCGCGGCGGGGCCGTTACCTGCTGAACCAAGTGAGGGCTTCGGCCCTCGCTTTAGTTTTGATTCATTAGGAGGCGTTTATGCGTCCTGTAAGAGTGTCAGTAGCGTCGCAGACAGTGTCTAGCCCAATCCCTTTGGATGTAAACGTTGATCCATTTAGCGTTGGCGTGGCAGTAGCTGTAACTGGCGGGGCGACTCTGACATATACCGTGCAGCACACATTTGACAATGTGTGGGCTACAGGTTTTGATCCTGCCACGGCTGTTTGGTATCCAAACACCAGTTTGTCTGCTAAAACAGCATCGTTGGATGGGAACTATGCATTCCCTGTAACTGCTGTCAGGCTCAATGTGACTGCTTGGACAAGTGGCACGGCGACCATGACGGTGATTCAAGCCGGTATTTAGGGGTAAATCATGGCAGTCGATATTGGAGCGTTGCGCAAGTTTCAGGATCTGTGGGGGCCGGTACTTGAGACCATTCCTGCGGTGATTGATGCTTCTGCCAAGCAAGACGATCTGGCTCGGGCGATTGCCGAGCAGAAAAGGGCGCTGGACAAGGCCAAGCTAGAGGTTGATGCTGCTTACGAAGAGGCAGACAAGCGGATTGCGGCCGCTAATGAAGAACTAAAAAGCGTTCAGGCGCAGAAGGTTCAGACGTTGGTCAGTATTGATGCTGAGAAGAAGAAGGCCAAAGAAGAGGCTGCTTCGGAGATGCAGTCAAAGCAGGCGCGTCTGGATGCATTGAACACGCTGATCATGCAATCCACTGAAAAACTGAAAGGTGTTGAGGCGGAATTCGCTTCAAAACTGGCGGGCGCCCAGGCTGAGCATAATGCCGTGCTGAGCAAGATGGGAAGCGAAGCCAAGGCGATGGAAGACCGTCAGTTGAAGGCAGAAAAGGCTCTTGAAGCGCTGAAAGCAAAACTGGGGTAAGCCGTGTCGGTCAGCGGGGTATCTCAATCCTACCCAGTACAGGCCTACTACCTCAACAATTTTGTTGATGGTGACCCCTTGTACCTGGGCAAGGTGAGCAACGTAAACACATGGCTCATACAGAAGTTCAGCACCTCAACGGGTGTGATGCTGTGGGCCAATGTGTCTACTAACCCTGCTTACACGACCTATGCGTCTGCGTGGGCGAACAGGTTGACGCTGACATATTCGCCGTTCCAAGAACTGAGTAATGTGTAGGAGTAGCTTATGTCCATGACCAACGCCGCCGAAGCGGCACTTCTCGACCTCCTGTTCCTGAACGTTGATTGGGCGAACATCGGGGACGCTGCTGGCCTGCAGAACAGCGCCACGGCGGGTTCGTTTTACATCTCGCTGCACAGCGCAGACCCTGGAGAGGCGGGCAACCAGAGCACCAACGAGATCAGCTACACCGGCTACGCCCGCGTGGCTGTGAACCGCACGGCAGGCGGCTGGACGCGAACGGTGTCTACCATCGCCAACACCGCCCTGGTTCAGTTCGGTCAGTGTACGGCGGGGTCCGCCACGGCCACGCACTTCGGCATCGGCACGGACTCCACAGGCGCGGGCAACCTGCTGCTCAAGGGCGCACTAAACGCCAGCCTGTCCATCAGCAACGGCATCCAGCCGCAGTTTGCTGCTGGTGCCATGACCGCCACGGTTGATTGATGTGGTGTACCGCTGCGCTCACTGCCGGGAGTTGCTGACGCTGACAGACACCAATCTGTCGGCCTGCTCGGAGCATCCTGACGGGGGCGTGGAGTGGTCACCCGACGAAGTGGAGTGGGCTTCGCTGGAGGACCCTGATGCCGTTTAGGTCC